ACTGTATGACTTCACCTGGCGCCGCGCCTTCTGGGTACGCCGCTTTGGTAGGTAGTTCACCTCGAAGTGAGGTCATCAGCGCGTTAAGGTTTTGCTCCTCGCCAGCAATTTGGCGTTGCAGATTGTTCCTGACTTCTGACAACCGCGTCAGATCAGCCGGCGCAAGCTGGGTGCCTTCCTGCGCTATCTGCTGTTCAATGCGGTCAAGCTGACCGCGCAGATAACCCATGTTCTTTTGCACCGCATCAAACTGAATTTGCGCGGCTTGCGGCGCTCGTTTAATGCGGTCTTGTAGCGCCGCCAAAGCAATGTTCTCAACGCCGCCCTCAACAACGCGCTCGGACACAGACGGCACATAGCCAGGGGTTGTTCGCATACCTTGCGTAGCGCGAAGCGCGTTGACCCCTTCTGCGCCAGCCGCGCTCAAAAGCGCGTTCTCTGCAATTTGTTCGGCGGGAGTCAGCATACCTTTTACAGACCGAGCCGCACCGAGCCCCAACCTGAAAGCGGGCGCTAGGACGGCGCCAAGCGGCCCCGCCATCATCACGTCTTCAGGGCTGAACGGCGCGGTGCCGACAACTGCTGCTGTGCCGCCGCCAGCGGCTCGCAGCCCTATGCCTTTGGCGCCCTGAACAGCCGCCGGAATCTCGAACCCACCTGTTCTAACGGCTTGCCCAAACGCGGGCGACGCCGCCCCAAGCGCTGCGCCAGCCGCCCGTACAATCGGCATTCCTAGCGCAACTTCTGTGCCGATCTGACCAACCTTTGCAGTGGTTGTCGTTGGGTCAACACCGTAGACTTCGCGCAAATACGCTTCAGTTTGAGCGCCCCGTGCGGGCAGCCCTAGCATAGGCGCCGCGCCTGTGATCTGAGCGGGTGTCATCAGCGCTTGCGTTGCCCCCGCTCGCAGTTGGCGAACGGTTTGGCCAAGCTCCTGCCGCGTTTCTTCTGGAATAAACGGGATCGCTTCCGCAACAGTTGTGCGGGTAGCGGGCGCCGGTTCTACTTCCGCTTTTAGAGCGGACACGTCGTAGCCGTTGGCCTCCAGTTTTTGAATAAGTTGCGAGCGTGTCGTGCCGTCAGGCACGTTTTGTATGACCGTACCATCAGGCAAACGAACATTCATCGCTTTAGACTCCGAAAGTCAATTACTTCCGGCTGCTCACCGCCTGCTGACCCGCGCTGTTGCGGTGCGTAGCGTTGCAGTTCGGGCCGCTCAAACAGCGACTTATCACCTTCTGTTTCAAACCATGCGTCGCGAGCGCCGCGCATCGTTTTGTTTTCCGCAATCCATTTGCGATAGAACTGGTCTTGCTCAATCGAGCGTTTAGCTTGAGCGCGAGCTACATCCAACATGAATTGGTTGGCTTCAGGCGTATTGCCAAGTTGAGCAAACGTTTGTTCAATTCGCTCGGCGTCTTGGTTAGTTTGCACACCTTTCTGCTCAAGCTGCTTTGCAAGCACATTTTCTTTAATTGCTTGCAAGAAAGTTTGTGCGTTAGTGGCAAACTTGCCAGCATCTTTGACGCCCATCGCCGCCAAAAAATTAGCCGCTTTGGCTTTTACATCCGTACCAAACCCAGTGCGAAAGCCTGCGTCTAGCACTCGTTGTGCAGAATCGATGGAGGTCAACTGACGACGGGCAGATTGCGCCAACGTTGACACTGTTTCTTCTTCTTTAGCCAACCCTGCGCCACGAGCTTTTTCTTCTTCCCGTTCGCCTGCGCCAACATTTACGGTCGTACCACCAACCCTGCCCAACGCTTCAATCCGCGCGTCATACGCCGCACGATTGGGGTCGTTAGGCGGCAGCCTGTCGCGCTCCGCAATCAAGCGTGTCAACTCTGTTTGCGCGCCCGGTCCAGCCGGCAACGTGCCTTGCATCTGCATCTGAAGTTTTTGAAACTCGCCTTCTTGACGGCGTCTTTCGGCGATCAGCTTCGCCACCTCGGCTGCCGACTTCTCCCGCGCCGCGACGACCGGGCCCATGCCCGGCGTTAGCGCGACCTCGCGCTGCATCTCGCGGGCGCGTTGTTCTTGCGGCATCAGCATCAGTTCAGCAGCGCGCGGGCCCATGTCGACGCCTTGCTCTTTCAGGCGCCGGTAGGTTTCCGCAAAGTCGCCTAAATTAGGCGACGTCTCCATCAACGCTTCAGCGGCAAGTTGTTGGCCTGCTGACTTACGCTTGCGCTCGCGTTCGCCGAACGTCTCTTGCAGCTCAAGCGCGCGCAGGCCACGCTCGCCGCCCATCAGCGCTTGCTCCAGTGTAAGCGGGCGCCCGCTCCTTAGCGCGCCCGCCAGCGCCTCTTCCTGCGCCATCTGCCGCTCGAACTGCTGCATCCGCATCTGGTTCAGCGCGTTGGCTTGCTGCGCCTGCTGAATCTGGGCGAACTGCGCCATCATGTTGTACGGAGACTCGAACCGAGGCGGTTGAATCCCGGCGGCGATCAGTTGGTTGATAGCCATGTTTAGCCCCCGTAATCTAATGAACCAGTTCCAATCGCGTTCATCTGCGATGGGCTGGCATAATTCATCCAGTTCAAGTTTGCGGGCTGCCTGCTTTGCAGCATGTTGTACATCCGGTCGCCCATGTAGAGGTTGCCCAACTGGCCGAGCGTGTTTGAGAACGTCTGCGCTTGGCCCAGACGACCGGCAGCGGCGGCCGAGCCAACCGCACCGGCGGCCTGCGCCTGCGCGCCGCCCAAATTCATCATCTGGTTGGCAATGTCAGAGGTGACGCCTCGGCCAGTAGCAGCGGTCTGGAGCAGCGGCAGCATCTCGCCTGACCGCTCGCCGGTGAACTGGCCATATTCCATCGCGCCAAGGTTCGCACGGGCCGCGCGGTCACGCTGGAACCGATCGAAAGCGCTGCCGTACTCCTGCGAGGCCAAGTCTTGGCCGTACCGCTGGAACGCCTTGCCGGCGCCGCCTGACAGGAGCCCGCCGCGTGCGGCAGCGGTTCGCTCAAGCGCTTTCAGCCCCTCGGACATCCGGAACGCATAGCCGGGATCCGCTTGGAAGTTGAACTGCTCGGATGCCAGCTCGGCGGGCGACAGACCAGCGCTTGCCTGGTACGGACGGAAGTTCCGCATCCGTTCCATGAGCATGTTCTGCGCCTCGATGCCGGCCTCGCGAAACGGCGCTTGGGCTTCCAAACCGCGCTCAAACATCCGCTCTTGCGACGCGATGCCCTCGCGGGTGGCCGCTGCTTGAGTGGCAGCAGCTTTCTTAGTTGCGCTCGAGCCAAACAGACCGCCGAGGATGTTGCCGCCCACTAGGGCCATCGTTATTGGGTCCATCTCACACCTCTTTGATCTGCGCGAGCGCGGCCTTGATCGCCTCAGGCGTCGCGGCAGCGTCGATTGCGGTTTGCATAAGCGCGTACTTGTCGCGGATCTTCTGGCGCTCGGCCTCGGCAGCGGCGGCCTCAGTAGGGATGGTCGCCTTGATGTCCAACGGCGCAAACTCTTTTGCCCGCGCCGCCCGACGCATATCGTGACCGATCTGCTTGGCTTTGTCTATGTTGACGATGATCATGCCGTGTACTCCCAAGCGTTCCGGAAGGTGCGGTCAGCCGGAATGTCAGCCGCGTCGATGATCTTGTACGGCACACTAGGCGGCACGTCCTTGGCGATGATCTCTTCCAGCGTCAATCCGCAGTCTGGGATCGGCATCAAGATCGCCACGCCACCATCAGGCGTCGGGTAAATGACTCGTTGGTTCATGTTGATCACCTGAAGATAGCAACACAGTAATAAGTAGCGTCTACCGCGCCGCCGCCGCCTGCGCCCGAAGGTTGTATGTACACGCGTACAGATCCAGTTGCAATAGGTGGCCCGGCTGCATATAGCGACGGAAAACAAATGTTAGTGCCGTTGCTTACAAATTCCGACGTAACAATTGCCGAGTAATTAGCATCCGGCATCGCCACGGTGAAATTGACCGTATAGTCGCCTGTGCCGTTGTCCGTAATGCTGCTGACGTTGCCGCTACCCCTAATTGCCGGTGTACCAGTGCCGTTAAAGTTGACCCACGCACGGCAACCAAAAGCGGTTGCTACCGAGCCGTAACCGCTGTTGAATTGGAACAGGCCAGTAGACGTGGCACGAAACCGCTCGGCAGCAGCGGCGCCCGCCGCCATCGTTTTGAACGACAGGTCGAAGTCTTCCGAGCCTGCCGTCACATCAGTCGTAATCGCCTCGATCGTGGCGCCGATCTCGGTGTTGCCGGCGGTTGTTTCAACCGCAAACTCCACGCCGACGCCGATGCCGTTGGCGGGCGTGCCGGATGACTGGCTGTCAATCCGCAAGACTTGCGTAACGGCGTTGGTGGTGGCGCTGGTCTGTTGGATGTGCAGTTTTCGCGCAGGCGTGTCAGTGCCAATTCCAATTCGATCGGTTGACGCATCCGCGAACAACAGATTAATGTCGGTATCGCCTTCGATCCGCGTGTCAACGTCAGCGCCCGTTTCGTTAATTACGACCGCGCCGTTAAGTGTAGTGTTACCCGTCACCAAAACAGCGCCTACGACGTCAAGTTTGACTGTTGGCGTGTTAGTGCCAATGCCTACGCGGTCGGTCGATGCGTCAACAAACAGCAAGTTGGCGTCCGTGTCACCCTCAACACGAAAGTCTTTGTCTGCGCCCGCTTCATTAAACACCGCAGCGCCAGTGACATTAACATCGCCTGTCAGCGTAAAGTTGCCAATCTGCGTGGTGTCGCCGTAATGCGTTACATCAACATCGTTCGCGCCGCCTACTTGCCCAAACGTCATAGCGGTACTGGTGCCCCGCAAGAACGGCACACCGCCTGCCGTCAGGCCCAGCTGCCCTACGGCGGCCAAGTAGACGCCGGTGTCGGTGTCCGCAGAGAACGAGTAAGGCGGCGCGCCTGCTGTGCCACTGTTCGCAAGGATCTGCGAGACATTGATGGCGTTACTGACGTTGTCGACCGTCCAGATCGTGGAGTCGGTCGAGGTCTTCAGCACGAACTTGTAGGACTGCGCGGCCAGCCAGACATTGGCCTCGCCACGCGAGTCCAGGATGATCGGGTTGGTGTTGGGCGTCGCGCCGGTCGAGTCTGTGTAGGTCGCAAGCGGTGTGGTCGTGCCGGCCGCATAGGTGTACAGTTTGCCGGCAACGAGCGGGTTGCCGTCGTTGTCGAAGAACTGGAGCTTGGGGACGGATGACAGATTAAAGCTCATAGGGCCACCTCAGAAACGGTCAGAATGGCCGATGGAATGGCCGGGCAGAAGGCGGTCGCCGCTTCTGCGATCAATTGTACCGAAGTCGTGTCGACCGCCCACATCAGTTCAAAATAGCTGCCGCCTTGCATGTTCAGCATAAAGGACCACGCGGCAACCAACTCTGCGTTGTTGCCTTGAATGCGGGCGCGGCTGGCTGAAAACGGCACATCAATTCCATTGATGCGCGGCCAAATAAAAATACTGCCCACGCCGCCCGAAGTCTTGTCCAGTTGCAGCGAGAACTGGATTTCGTAAACGCTCACATCAGGCACATAGATGCGCGAGGTTGGCGTGCCACGCTGGATGGCAAACGATACCGTCTCGCTGTTAAACGTGACCGCGTAGGGTGTGTCAATCGCAGCAGCGGTCTGCGTTGTGGTGTCGTAGAACGATCCGTAGCGCGGGCTGCGGTTCAAAAACCGATACCACTCCCGCGACATCAGGTCAGCGGTCCCGGCCTCAAGCAGCGGCACGCGCTGCGCCGGGATGCGGAAGGGGGTCGGGTTAGGCATTGGTGGCGCTCGCGGTGAGTTCAGCCCCCATGATCGCGATCTTGACCGGGTCGGTGCCACTCACCTCGTAGACGCGGTCGCGCAGCCTTACCGTGCTGCCCAGCCGCCGCCAGATGACCCGCGTGCCGGTGGCGCCGATCGCGCCCATCGACCGCCAGTGCTCGCTTGACCAGTTGTGGCCCGCGTCGTCCGACCACCGCAGCATGACCTGCGGGTCGGACCCTTGGCCGGTCACAAGCCCCACGCCTGACTCGCAGTCGAGCTGTAGGCTGTGCTGCACCGTGCGTTTCAGATTGTTCTGGCCGGTACCAAGCGCGCGCCAAGACCGCAGCCAGCGCTGCGGTACGCCGTCATCGCTGTAGGTCGCGAGGTCGTATTCGTAGACCTTGCCGTTCAGATAGTCGCCAACCAGGATTGTGCCGTTGAAGTTCACCATGCAGTTAGCGCGGTGGCGCGTGTACTGCCCCGCAACCCATGCGGCGCGCTCATGCCACAGTTGCGTGGTCAGATCGTAGACCCAAGTCTTGCCGGCGGTCGGGAAGGTCAGCACATAGAACAGATGGCCGTCTTGCTGGTAGGACGACCCAATCGCGTCAGTAATGACGCTGTAGGACTGGATCTCGCGCTCGATCGAATGCGTGCTGACCCGCACGCCTCGGTAGCCGTTTGTCTGATAGACAATCCCTTGGCCTTGGTCGTTGGTGCCAAGCCAGAAGACGATGTTGGAGAGCTTGACGGGCGAGTAACGGGCAATACAGCCCAGTTCGTTGAAGGCGCCCGCGATGCGCTCAAGCGGGAAGTCAGGCCCGCCCGCGTTGTACCAGACCTCGGTGGACTTGGCGCCAAACACCCAGATTTCCCGGTGATCGACCAAGACCGACACGATGTCGTCTGGCGCCCCTTCAGCGCTCGCGAAGTCCAACGGGTCGACCGACGTGCCGTCCAGCAGCGCGGTCACCCATAGCTTCTGGCTGTCAGGCTCGGCGAACACAAAGTATCCGTCTATGAAGCCGACCGAGGACGCGCCGGGGAAGTCAGGATCGGTGATCTGGGCAAACGCCGTAGTCGTGGCGTTGTAGATGTAAGACGTGCCTGCCGCGTCACCCAGCGCCAAGAACATCTGCACGCCGTTGTCTGCAATGCTGACCGGCCCCACGCCGGCGTCGCTGCTGACCGTGCCCGCGAGCGTAGCCACATAGGACGAGTCGACCCGCCAGAGTTTGGTCTGCGGGTAGGGCAGCGTAGCGGCTGACTGGGCCGTGATGACGTACAGCTCGCCCCCGTAAGTCCACAGCCCTCGGATCGGGCCGTCGTCCAGCGCGCTGACCGGCGAACCGCCTACCGTGAACGTGATCGCTTTCAAACCTGGGCAGCGCGTCAGGAACGCAGACTCCTTGCCACCCTGCGGCACCACCTCCGGATACAGGTTCACGCAGCGGTCGTTCGCGGCGTTGATGCTCGCCGCGACATAAGAAGCGCCGAGGATGGGCGTCTTCATCAGTAGCCGCCTGCGAAGATGTTGAAGCGCTGACGGCGGCGCGCGATCAGGCTGTACGGCAGCGCCATGATGTCGTCGGGATTGTTGATGCGCTTCAGGTTGCGCTTGGACGTCATCGCGATCCGCTGCACGGTGGGCGGCGGCTCGACCCCAAACTCAGGCGCGAGCTCGCACGCGAGGCAGTACCGGAACGCCCGCAGGTAGCCTGGCGGGAACTGAAGGATGGTGTTGAGCGACGCAGCCTGCGTGAGCGGCTGCACCGACACCAGATGAAATTCCAGATCCTTCGTCGGACGCGGGTACAGGTACATCTCGACGTTGGGGAAGGTCATGTTGACCCACATCATCTGTGGGAACGTGCTCCCCGCAGTCTTCAACGCAATCCCGTTGTACTGGTCTTGGTTGATGAAAAGGATGTCATAGGACAGGCCGCTGCTGGTGTCCTTGAAGTAGGTGCTGTCATCGAGCAGGATGGGGCGCTGCCCAACGAAGTCGCCAGTCGGGCCAAGCGATCGGCTGATTGTGTTGGCGGGCCAGGTAAAGACTTGATCCTGCGTCGAGAACACCGACAGACGTTCGGTCGACCAAGAGTCGATCATTTGGTTCATCGCCGTGAAAGCGTCGTCCGATGTCTCAGGCGAAGGCGTCTCACCTTCAGCCAACTGACCAATGAGGCGCA